GGGACAGCAAGCTCAGGGACGGGGTGCTTGTCTCGCTGGGAGTCTCGGACTTGCAGGTCCGGGGCTTCCCTGGTTCAAACGGTAGCAGCGGCCGTCGATCAACAGCTGGATTAAGGGCCCGGCCCGCGTGTTGCGCGTGTCGGGCCCTTTCGTGTGCCCGGCCTGCCGGCCCGGGCCATTCCTTGCTGATGGTCATGACATCGGACAATACCCCACCAGTCAACCCCCGCGAAACCGGCGGACAGCCGGTTATAGTTGTTCTTATGACGATGGATTGGATGGCCGGGGACCACTGCACGGGGCCGCCCTAGCACACCGGTGCGACAAGTCCGGCGGCCATGGCTGGCCGAATGTCTGGTCTTAGATGTAGCATGGGCAGGTGGGCGGAGTATAAGCCCAAGACCCACCACAGAGATCGGAGGCTCACACCAATGCCAGCCACCAGGAAGCTCCCGGACAGCGCCACACTGCGGCGCCTGCGCGTGAACGGCTGGACCCAGCGGAAGATCGCGGAGACCTACCAGGTCTCCGAGTCTGCCGTATGGAAAGCCCTCATGCGAGCCGGCTACACCGAACCACTCGCCACGTACAAGGATATTCTTCCTTGGGAAATCGCCGACGAGCACAAGGCTGTCGCCATCATGGAAAGGTTCCGCGCCATCGTCAAGCAGAAAAAGGGCGCGAAACTGCGCCCCGAGGAGGAGACGCGGCTGGGACAGTGGCTGCGTGATCTGGAGGCCAACGGCCTCGTTGTTTCGTACCACAAGGATGCCCCGCCGAACAGCGCCAGCAGCAAGGGTGGGTTCTTCTACGTGCCGAAAAATGCAGAGCAGGATGACTGGATCATCCGCCGCCCTGCCAACTGAGGCGTGACGCAGCGGCTGGGGGCTGCCCTGTCACATCATTGCGCAAGATTTGCTCAGGATTGTCGCAGGCCTGTGGTTTAATCCAGTGACTGGAAGGCAAGATTGATGTTACAGATTCTGTTATCATTATGACGGGACCTACACCAGCGAAGTTGCACCACACTACCTTTTGCCTGTAGGGGGACAAATGGAAGCAGCAGTACCGGGCGGGGAATCCCGCCCGCTGACGGAAGACATCGGAGTCTTGACGGCAGTTGCGGATGACTATGACGGCGTGTTCAAGAACATCTATGACGCTCCGTACGTCCTGGTCAACCGGGTGGAGGACGAGATCCATGCGGAGGTCCACCTCACCGGCTATGCCGAGGTTGACGACGACAGGCTGATGGCCGCGCATCTGGTGGCCAGGGCGCTGGGGTTCCGGTCGTACTGCCAGTTCTTCGCGGACCTGTACGAGGACGACAATGTGGTGCACCTGAAATTTTCAGACGATCCTGCCAAGGGCACCATCTGGTGCCTGCTGGAAGATGAGGCCGGCGAGACTTGGTCGCGGTAGCCGCGGAGCCCATGGGGCAGCAGGCGGCCCGGCTTGGCACAGCCGTCCTGGTGGGACGGTTCGTGGACGGATCCCCCGAATGGCATCAGGCCAGGGCGAAGGTGATCGGCGGATCCGAGGTCGGGTCCATCATGCAGGTCAACAGTTTTGAATCCCGGTACGTGTGCTGGTACCGGAAGGCCGGCTTCCTTGAACGCCGGGACGACGAGGAGCCGAATCCCCTTTTTGAATGGGGTCACAGGCTCGAAGAACCCGTGGCGGCGAAGTTCGCCGACAACCATCCTGAGTTTGCCGTGGAACTCTCCGGCTCCTGGGTCCACCAGGACCGGCCGTGGCACGGCGCAAACCCCGACAGGATTCTCGCCCCTGTCTACACCATGGACGACGGCGAAGAACTGCTCGGTGAGCCCGAGGCCATCCTGGAGATCAAGACCTCCATGGCCGGCTACGGCTGGGAGAATGACCTGTGCCCGGTCAAGTACGTGGCGCAGTTGCGGTGGTATATGGAGGCCTTCGGCTTCGACTATGGCTACCTTGCGGTGCTGATCTCATTGGGGGATTACCGTGAGTTCCTGGTCCCGAGGGATCCGAGCAAGCCGGTGGTGTCTATGCAGACCGGCAATGAGGAGTGGTACTCCATCGGCGGCACCGAAATGCTTGAGGCCGTCGAGGAGTTCTACAACAGCCTGCCGGGGCAGCGGACCCCGGAGGGAACCCCGCCGCCCATCGACGGCGGGTCGGACACCTACGATCTTCTCCGCTCCCGGCATCCTGACATCGAGAACTTCGATGTTGAGGTGAGCGTGGAGGTGGCGCTGGAGTTCCGCCAGGCGCTGGCGGCCGAGAAGGCCGCCCTCGCCGAGGCGCTGCGGATGAAGAGCCTGATCCTGGAGATCATGGGCAAGGGCCGGCGGGCGGTGGTCTCCAGCGGGGACCCCGGCAAACCGGTCGTCGTCGCACGGCGGCAATCCAAGCGGGGCGGCAAGCCCTACCTGGTGACCAACTGACTGGTCTTATTTTTTTGACCTGATTGTCCATCTTATGACTAGCGAAGGAAGCTCCATACTTATGACCGAAGCACCACTTACCACCACGCTCAAGGCGCCTGGCGCCAACGCCCCGTGGGTGGTCATCCGCTCCAACAGCACCTCCGAGCTGGCGCAGCAGCTCGCCGAGCTGCAGGCCAACACCACCTTTGCCGACCTGGCCCGGGCGAACGAGGCCTTCACCGCCCACTTCAATATGGGCTCCATCCTGGGTGCCCGTGGTGTGGACGCGCCGCAGGACACCGGAGCCTTCACCGCTCCGGAGCCCGCAGCCCCGGCCGTGGACCCCAACGTCGCGGCGCTGCAGCAGCAGCTGGCAGCCCTGCAGGCGGCGCAGCCCGCCTCCTCCGCGGCCGGCGCCACCCCCGGCGCCCCGATGGTGGCAGGCATGCCGGCCAAGCTGATCTCCGGCTCTTCGGCCAAGGGACCGTGGCAGGCCTGGGCGGATCCCCGCCCGAAGGAAGCCACCGACCACATGACCAAGACCGACGACGTGAACCACCCCGGCCTGGCCGCGGGGTCGCACAAGCTTTGGAAATTTATCAGGTGATGAACCCCGACATCTCGGTGGACCTGTCGCTCCTGGAATCCTTGGACTTCCCAGTCGAGTGCGGCCACAGCCAGCACGAGTCGGGGGACTTCACGCACGACGGACAGGCAGAGTTCATCGCGGTGTCGTACCACGACTGTCCGGCCCGGCCGGAGAGCCCGCCGCCGTACTACTACCCCTGCTGCGCCGTATGGGCGGCGTACGTCACGGTCTCCGGCCAGCTTGGCCGGACCATGATGTGCTCGCGCTGCGGCGCACAGGGGAAGTGGACCGACTTCGTGAACATCCTCAATGAACTCTGAACGGAGGGACTGCCAATCCTCACGCTTAACCAAGGGCGCAGGAAAAACACCGGCAGCGGGACACCTCTGTTCAGCCCATTCCATGTCCTCAACGCCAACGAGGTCTTCATCCGCAAGGGCCAGCTCACCCTGGTCACGGCTGCGCCCGGCACCGGCAAGTCAGCTGTCGTCCAGGCATTGCTCCAGCGGGGCAATGACCTGGGCCAGGTGAACAAGGTGCTCTACCACTCGGCCGACACGGACGAGTCAACCATGTGGGTGAGGGCGGCAGCCATCGCCACCGGTTTCGAGACCAGCGACATTGAACGTGATGTCCGCAGGGGAACGATCGCCGGTTACGAGGCCCAGGTCCGGGCCGCCACCTCCCACATGGAGTTCTCCTACGACGCCTCCCCCTCGGGGGAGGACATCCACCGGGAGTTCGAGGCCTACAGCACGAAACATGGAATCTACCCGGAGGTTTTTGTGATGGACAACCTCGCGAATCTCTACGCGGGGGAGGGCGATGAGTTCCAGGCCCTGCAGGGGAACTGCGACTTCCTGCACAGTCTCTGCAGGGACACCAAGGCCGCCATCATCACGCTCCACCACACCACCGGCGAGTACACCAACGGTGACCGTGCGATTCCACGCTCCGGCATCAGGGGAAAGATCGACAAAAGCCCGGAGACGATCATCACGATGCACCGCCGCGGCGACCAGACCTTCCTGTGTCCGGTGAAGAACCGCACTGGTAAGGCTGACCCCCGCGCCGAGTGGCACCTTCCCCTGTACACAGACCTCGCACGCATGCACTTCCAAGGCTAAGGAGCCGAATGAGCGACACAACCTTCATCCATGAGATCAGGCCGGGCACCCCGGTCACCAGGGTCTCACTGACCATGGACATTGATGAGGTCATGGCCCTTGGCTACGTGGCCGGCGCGGCCATCGACGCCAGCGTCCTGGCCAGGGACATGGTGGACGCCGAGACGGCGGTCAACGCCCAGGAGATTCTGCGCTGGGCAGCGAAGGCGGTGGACGCCCTCCAGGCTCTCACGCCCACCCCTGATGACACGGAATAGGGCTTCGGCCAAGGCTGCGGGGGCCAAGTTCGAGCGGCTGATAGCCGACGGCCTGGCCGAAGCACTGCAGGATACCCGCATTGACAGGCGTGTGAAAACCGGGTCGAAAGACCGCGGCGACATCGCCAACGTCCGCCTGGGGGAGCACAAGATCGTCATCGAATGCAAGGACCGGGGCGGCCAGTTCTTCGCCAGTGAGTGGGTGGGCGAGGCGGAAGCCGAGCGCTTCAACGACAAGGCCCTGGCCGGCATCGTGATCGCCAAGCGCAAGGGCACCACCGACCCGATGGAGCAGTACGTGGTGACCACCGTTTCGGAACTGGTGGCCCTCCTGAGGGGCGACCGCCTACATGTGAAAGGCAAGGAATAAATGGGCAACAGCAATCCCCGCGTCCTCACTCCTGAGGATGCCCTGGACATCTATGAGCGGGTGTGTGCCGGCGAGAAGCAGTCGGACATCGCCCGGGACCATGTCATCTCCCAGGCAACGGTGTCCGGCATCAAGCGCGGCTACCACTGGAACCATGTCACCGGGCTGCCGCGCAGCCGGCCGCTGACCGAACGGCAGCAGCGCACCCTGGAGATCTACTCAGCCTACTGGGAGCAGAAGCTCCCGCCCGCGCAGATCGCGGCCACCTTCGGGCTGACCAAGACATCCGTCTACAACATCCTCAAGGGCCGCACCGGCGCCAGGCTCACCGGCCATCCCAAGGGCTGGTCATGATCGAGCGGCTCTCCCTGTTCCGGGGCTGGCAGATCTTCTGGCTGGGCGTGGCCGCCCTGCTGGCGGTGCTGGGTGTGATCACCCTGGTGGCGCACTTCTGCTACGCACTGTTCCCCAACGCCTGGGGGCCGATCGCGGCGGGCCACTTCCTCGCCGCCGGCCTGTCCGGCTGGTTCGTTCCCAAGCCGTTCCTGGAGGCCTACGTGCTGCGCAGCTTCACGGACTCATGGGAGCGGATCCACGCCGCGTACACCAAGGAGGAGAAGTGATCGACTTCTCTGAACTGACGGTGCAGGTCACCCTCTCCATCGCTGAGATGCGGAAGCTGGTCGAGCTGATCAACATCGCCCAGGAGTACAAGACAGCGCTGGGCAACCCGCCCGAGCCCGTGGTCGAGGAGATCTCCGGCCTGTACTTCCGGCTCATGGAGAACATCCAAGAGAACGGTTACCTGGGTGAGTTCGCCCCCGAGCAATAAGCGGTTCGACATCGCCGAGGTCGTCGAGCACTACAGCGGCAGGGCTGTCCCGGACAGGGGCAGCGGCTGGGTGAAGATCCAGTGCCCCACCGGGAGCCATGAGGACAGGACCCCCTCGGCCACCGTCAACCGGACCACCGGCCGGCTTCATTGTTTCGCTTGCGATTTCAGTGGGGATGCGGTGGATCTTATTCAGCTGAGGGAAGGCCTTGACTTTGCCGGTGCCATCGCATTCGGAGAAACAATCTTTAATCGAGCGGGTGCTGAGCTACAACGACCAGCTGAAAAGCCCGGACGGCGCCCCGCTGCTCGCATATCTGATGCAGGAGCGGCACTTCAGCCTGGAGACCATCGACCGGTTCCAGCTGGGAGCCGTCGTGCGCCCCGCCGTATTGGATGAGGAAGCCAAAGGGATGATCTCCATCCCCTACAACACCCCCAACGGGCCGGTGGCGCTGCGGTTCCGCCGGCCGCCCCAGCGGGAGCAGGGGCCCAAGTACTGGCAGCACCACCAGACGGAGCTGACCATCTTCAACACACCGGCGTTCTTCGAGTCCGAGGAAACCATTGCCATCACGGAGGGCGAGATGGACTGCATCACCCTGGTCCAGGCCGGGATCCCCGCCGTCGGGATCCCGGGGGCCTCGGCCTGGAAGAGCCACTTCGAGCTGCTGTTCGAGGGGTACACCTCGGTCCTCATCTGCGCAGACAACGACGACCAGGGGGCCGGGCGCAAGTTCGCCGCCAAGATCGCACAGAAGGTTCCCGGCCCGGACGTACGGCTCCTCCCTGAGGGACATGACTGCAATAGCTACTACTCGGAGTTCGGCCGTGAGGCCCTGCGTGACTACCTCGGGGCGGTGAGGCTGTGAGGGACAGGATCAAGGTCACCTACGAGGCGCACCTGCTGGCCACCAGGGTCCCGCAGCGGTTCATCGTGGTGCTCTACGTCAACGACATCCCCACCGGCATCGGCAGGGTGGTGTGGCTCAAGCCACGGGCCATGAAGGCCATGCACGACCTGGTCAACAACGGCAACCAGCTCATCCATGAGTTTGGTGTGGCGGCTGAGATAGCCGCCGAGATCTACGCGCAGCGGCGCGAGGAAGCGATGGCGAAGGTGAAAGTAGGAGACAGCGTCAGGCTGCTGGTGGACATCGGCCAGTACAAGAAGGGGCGGGTCTGCCGGGTGGTGGAGGTCGCCGAGCCCACCCACTATGCAGCCCGCGGCCCCAAGGGCTGGGACGACGACAGGTATCCCATCAAGGTCATGCCCGTCTCCGTGGCCACGGACCGGATGACCCTGGGCCCCAAGGACGCACTGCCCCTGGCACGCGGCGAGTTCGGTCCCATCAACGACGAGCTGGACGACGAGTAATGCGCAACGCCGTTATCCGCAAGAAGGTGCTCAGGGAGCAGGCCATTATCCGCAGGTTCCTGCTCACGCCGCAGCGGTTCATCCTTGGAGCCCCACCTGCCGATGTTGACTGGCGCAGGATGGCGCAGCCGCTCTGGGGCGGTGCGCCGTGACAAAGCCGGGCTGGGATCTTCTCATTATCGGCGCAAATGAGGATCCCAAGAACTTCGACTGGTTCCCTGCCGGCGACGTCCGGGACTGCATGAACCTGCTGGCCCTGGAGGGGCTGCGGTTCCGCAACGCCTACGTCACCAGCGGTGCCATCAGGACCGGCAGCGCCAACCTCTTCCACACCCTGTACCGGTCAGCCAAGCTGAGCCACGGCAGAGTCCTCCACATCAGCGATTACGACATGGAGTCAGAATGAAAGACCCAGGCCTTCCCACGGGAGTCCCCTTCCACAACTACGACAACCTGCCAGGGCAGCCGGCCTTCCATGCCTACATGCAGACCAAGGACCTGAACGACGGGGTCAAGTACGCCACCCGCCTGGCCATCGACAGGGCCCGCAGGGAGGGCTTCAACCCCCGCAAGGGCACCATCACCGTGTACTTCGATGACAGTGGCGTAGGCGCCAAGTGGGAGGCAAAGGAATGATCGTTGTTGGCCTGAGCGGCGGCTATTCAATTTGTCACGGGTTGGGATTAATCTCCGTGCATGGCTAAGGCATCGGTAATTATAGACGGCAAGAAGCAGTGCGGCAAATGCAGGCAATGGAAGCCTGTGGATGAGTTCTACGCGGACCCAAGGACTCCAACCGGTCTCACCTCTGGATGCAAGCCCTGCACCCTTGAATCAAGGAAGCAGAGCAGGCACCGCACCCACGATGCGGGCCGGCAGCGCACCTATACGAAGCGCTATAAGGACAAGTACCCGGAGCGCGTGGCGGCATCTGACAGGAACGTGAAGCTGAAGCGGAAGTATGGGGTCACTGCCGAGTGGTACGACACCAAATTTGCTGAGCAGGGCGGGGTCTGCGCCGCATGCAAGCGGCCGGAGACGCTGCGAAATAACTTGGCTGTTGACCACGACCACGAGACGGGGGAGGTCCGGGGCCTCCTGTGCCAAAGCTGCAACCTAACCCTGGGATTAGTGCAAGAAAGCGTCGAGCGATTGCGAGAGTTGATCGCCTATCTCGAAAACTACCAAAGGGGAATTACTTGATTGTCGTTGGTTTAAGTGGCTATCGAGGAGCAGGGAAGGATGCCGTCGCGGACATCCTGGTCCGGGACTACGGCTTCACCAAGATGGCCTTCGCTGACCCCATCAAGCGGATGGTCCGGGCGCTGGATCCCATCGTGGGCTACGAGTCCCAGGGCGTGTACTGCGACTGCGAGGAATGCACCAGCACCTTCCTCACCATCAACCTCTCCGAGCTGTACGACGAGATGGGCCTGACGGAGGCCGAGATCAAGAAGTGCTTGTTCGGGGACGAGGTCCGCCGGCTGTGGCAGCGCTTCGGCACCGAGGTTATCCGCGAGCTGGACGAGGACTTCTGGGTGAAGGTGGCCCACCGGGAGCTGGAGAAGTCCGGCGCTGATCGCGTTGTCTTCACCGACGTCCGGTTCGAGAACGAGGCCGACTTCATCTTCGACCTGTCCGACGGCGGCGTCTACGACGGGTGGGGGCATGCGCTGGTGGCGGAGTGCTCTTCGGTGTGGCGGGTCGCGCGGCCCAGCCAGCACCCTGACGACGTCCATGCCTCGGAGCAGATGATCGGCCTGCTCGGTGAGCAGGTCACCATCCTCAATGACGGGTCCCTGGAGGACCTGGAGGAGCCGGTGGCCATCGCCATGAGCATGCTCCTGGACCACGTCATCCCCGGGCAGGACCCCTTTGAAATGGACGGATGGGAATGAGCGAGGTGGAACTGAGCGAGGAACTGCACGACCTCCCCGAGGGCAGCGCCGTCCTGCTGATCGGGGCTGACGGCCTCCCCATCAACGCGGCGTTCCGCACCCGGGACCTGGAGGGTGAGCTGGGCTGGGCGCTGGGCGGCATCCTGGAGCCGTGGACCAGCGACAAGCTGGCCGCCGGCATCATCGCCGCAAAGGGCGCCTACAAGGTGGTGTCCGAATGAGCGCCGTGACTGACCTGGCGGACCTGATCGGCCCGCCGATGGGGCGCTACAACCCCGTGGCCGCCGCCTACGACGGCATGACGGAGGCCAACCGGGAAACGTTCCGGAAGATCATCGAGGACCCCGCCGGATACCCGCATGTGCAGGTGGCGGCAGCCCTGCGCGAGCTGGGCTACGACATTGACCGCAAGCAGGTCCAGGCGTTCAGGGAGAAGCTGAAGATGGGGAAGGTGGCCCTGTGAGTGACCAGTACGGCAACAAGGTGGACGGCGAGATCTGGATCGACCAGGTGGTGCAGTACGGCACCAAGGACGGTTCACAGAAGCCGAAGCCGGTCCTGAGGACCGCCACGGAGTACGGCATCGCCTACTCGGACGGCAGGGTTGACGACATTCTTTACGACAGCGAGAGCGAAGCCCGCAGTGAGCTGGTGTACAAGCGCAGGTGGCTGGAGAAGCTGAGCATCCCGGAGGAATACTGGCCTGTCCTGATGGAGCGCACGGTGGAGACCATTGCCTCCAGCTGGCGGATCCTGGATGTCTGAGCTGGCAGCGGCCATCCGCAAGGTGGCCAAGCCCAAGCACAACGTCAGGGTGTTGTTCTTTGACATCGAGACCATGCCGCACGAGGTCTACACCTGGGGCCTGTGGGACCAGAACGTGGGCCTGTCCCAGATCATCCGCCCCGGGCAGGTGTTCGGCTTCGCCTACAAATGGCTGGGCGACAAGGAGACCTGGTTCCGCTCCGACCATGTCGGCGGCCATGAGGACATGATCCTCACCGCCCACGAGCTGCTCTCCGCGGCCGACATCGTGGTCACCTACAACGGGATCTCCTTCGACATTCCGCACATGCAGCGGGAGTTCCTGCTGGCGGGCCTGAACCCGCCGCGTCCCTACAAGCAGATCGACCTGATGAGGGTCGCGAAGAGGCAATTCAAATTCGCATCCAACAAGCTGGATTTCCTGTCCCAGCAGCTGGGCCTGGGCCGGAAGACCTCCCACGAGGGCTTCGAGCTGTGGGTCAAGTGCATGGCCGGCGATGACAAAGCCTGGGCCAAGATGGCCACGTACGCCAAGCAGGACGTGCGGCTGACGGAGAAGCTCTACCACTACCTGCTGCCGTGGCTGACCAACGTCCCGCACATCGGCCAGATGGACGGCGCCGAGCATTCCTGCTGGGCCTGCGGCGGGACCAAGCTGACCCGGGACGGCACGGTCTTCGCCAACGTCACCAGCTACCGGCTGTACAGCTGCGACAAGTGCGGGGCCTGGGTGCGGGGCAGCACCAAACTGCAGGAAGCCACCACCACCCGGCAGCAAAGGATCAATTCATGATGACGGATGAGGTAACTGCACCCTTGGACACTGACCTGTATCTGCAGCTGGAGCCGATGGTCAACCAGGTCGCCGGCCAGGAGTGGAAGCGCAGCCACATCTACTCCATGGAGGACGTGGCCCAGGCCGTCTGGGAACACGTCATGAAGAACTGGCACCAGTATGAGAACGCCGACGCCTACCTGTTCAAGTACTATGCCCGCCGCGCCGCCCGGGCGTACTGCATGCGGGAACGGATCAAGTACATGTATGCCCACGGGGCCTTCCTGTACACCCCGGGCATGGTCCGCCGGTACCTGGAGGATGTCGTGTGGTGCAGCCCCGAGGACTGCAAGGACGTTGATGCCCGGGCGGATCTCACCGAGGCCCTGGGCAGGCTGTCCAGGGGGCAGCGGGCGGCCATCTACAAGAAGTTCGCACTGAAGGAACCGCTCACCAAGAACGAGCAGGTGGCAGAGTCGCGCGGCGTCTCGGCCATCACCACACGCCTGAACACGGGCCTGCGCCTGCAGGCCGGAGAGATCGAACCATGAACCTGATCGCAAAGACGCTGGGCGCACTCGCCCTCAACCTCCTGGCGCTGATTGCCTGGGTCATCATCCTGGCGCTGTGCCTGTGGCTGCTGGTGCCGCAGGCGTTCCCCGCGCTGAACTTCGGCCTGAGCAACGCCTTCCCCCTGGCTGGTCTGCTGCTCATCGCGAAAGCCTTGTTCGTCGTAGAGTAAGGGCAATGAAGATCAAAGACTGTCCGGAGTGGCCCTGCCAGGAATACGCGGAGCATGGGCGCATCCTGGACTATGACTACATCCGGCGCCGCGACATCCGCAAGGTGCATACCCTGCACCAAGTGGAGGCCGCCTATCGCAACGTTGAGTGGAGCAACATGATCGTGGGTGTCAATGGTGTGCCTTGGCGAGTGCTCATCCATAAAGGAAGGAAGCCCCTGATTCCCCGTGGCCTACGAGAAGCGCAAAGATGAACTCCGCGAGGAGGTCTCCCGCCAGCGGAACACCAAGAAGAGCACGGCCAGGTGGTGCAAGGGCAAGGTTGGCCGGGAGCACATCACCGCCGTTGTGCTCAACCACAACTACCAGGCCAAGCAGGGCTGCAAGTGGTACCCCATCTACTACAGCTTCGCCCGCCGGGATGAAGGTCCCAGGGACTGGCGCTACTGGTGCCGGCACTCCCTCAAGTGCATCACCTGCGGGAAGTACACCGAGTACTTCCTGAAGCCCGAGCAGTGCCCGGACTTCAAGCCCAAACCCCTGATTGGATAGCGCATGGAATTACACCAGGGGCAAGTGCCCGCAGCTGAAGTATGGGCGGTGGTGATGGACGCCCCGCCGGGCAGCAAGGACGTGTCCTGGTTCATCACCGCCGAAGCCGCCACCCGTGACTACACCGAGGTGGTCGCGTACATCAAGACCAAGACGGGCACCGCCGAGCGCTGGCATGTCCAGCTGCCGGCGCAGCGGATGGAAGCCGAGGCGGTCACCCTCTGGGTCGAAGCCCTGCTCCTCTGGGGTGACCACCCCGAAGCCGGCTATGCCAGGCGGCTGGACGTCTACTCCCGCTGTTAAACAAAAGAGAACCCCCTCCCGGGCCGCAATGTAGCGGTTTACCGAGAGGGGGTTTTCGTTTTTAAGCAAGGTCTACCCAGGCTGAGCCGTTCCAGCGCTTTGGGTTGGCGGCCACCCACGCGCCGCCGACGCGGGCCTTGGGCATGGCCGTCCTGGGGACGTAGACGCCGGACTCCCGCACCTTGAGCCAGACGGATCCGGCGGGGGCGTCGACGAGCGTGGACGAGGAGGCGTGGGGCGTGCCGCTCCACGACGTGGCGTAGCCCTTCGGGGCCCAGCTCCCGTCGAAGTAATCCCCGACGGAGCTGGACTGCTCCAGCATGACGGCATCGAAGGCCTGCAGGGAGCTGTCACGCTCGTACCAGACCTGGGCATTCACCGCCCCGGTGGGGGCTGTCCTGATGTGGCTTCGCCGTTCCGGGACGCCGCTCGTGGTGAGCGCCGTGAGTGTCGTGGTGGGGGCGTCAAGCTCCGCGCCGCCGCTGTCAAAGAAGTGCAGCGAGATCGCACACAACCGGGCAGAGCCGGTGATCTTCGTGCACCACGCCGAGGCCGCATAGTCCAGCCCTTCCGTGACGGCGATGTTGGCTGACTTGGCGGCGCCGCCAGACGCGTTCCACGTACCGACGCTCCCGCCGGCGTAGTTAGCTCCGGGATAGGATGACGCGCTGTTCCTGGTCGCATTCGTCCAGCCGGTCACGCCCACCTCGAAGGACGGGTTGATCACGAGGTTGTACCGGGTCGTCACGAGATATCGAACCAGACGTCACCCTCGACGGGGTTGGTGGGTGCGGTTGCAGATACGGTGGTGGACTTCTTGCCCTCGACGATCAGCCACTGGGTGCCGTTGGTGACCACGGTCATCTTGTCCCACTGAGTCAGAACTGTACTGGCCTGGCCGTCGATGGTCTTTGATGAGCCGGCCGAGACGACGGTCAGTGCTGTGCTGTGGGTGTTCTTGATCTCGAACTTGCGGCCGGTGATTCCGGTGGACGTCGGGTCCGGCAGGGTGATCGTGATGCTCGACCCGTTGCCGATGATGACCGAGTCCCTGCAGTCCACCGTGTAGTTGGCGGTTTCGGTGCGGAGATTGGACGTGAAGCCCACCGGATGGAAGTTCCATGCGGGCCAGTAGGAGCCCGTGTTGTTCTTCTTCTGGAACAGCAGCCCCGCGCCGGTTTCGACAACCAGCCCGTACGTGCCTGCCACGATGTTGTCCTGCGGGTTGGACGAGGAGGTGGCGATCGTAAAATCGCTGTTGCTCAACCGCGTGATGGTGCCGCCGGCGTTGACATTGAACATGGTGTAGAAGCCGCCGCCAATGAACTGGCCGCCCTGGAAGATTGCGCCCGAGCCGCTGTTCACTGTCGCCCGGAAGGCCGGGCGGTTGGAGCCTTCCGACTTGACCCAGAAGGCCGGCTCGCTGGATGCGATCGTGGTGGTGACCTGGGCGGCGTTGCTTGTCGGTGTCAGGTCATTGCCGGCCAGGCTGTGCCAGGTCGTGCCGTTGGACACCAGCTCCAGCGTGCGGTACTGGAGCACCAGCACGGAAGCCGCGCCGTCGATGGTCTTCGAGGAACCTGCACTGACGACCGTCAGGTTGGAGGTGTTGAGGTTCTTCACCCTCAGCACCGTGCCTGAGCAGGTCGTGGGGTCCGGCACGGTAGCCGTGAGGTTGGATCCGCTGAAGGTGACCAGCTGGTCCGAGGTTGTCAGCGTGTAGTTCGCTGTCTTCGCGGAGGTCGTGATGGAGCCGCCCTGGGCGGCGGATGCCACCCAGGTGCTGGTGCCCGAGTTGTAGGTCAGCACGTAGCTGTTGGCCACGCCGGTCGTATCGACATCGGTCAGATCATTGAGGGGGACGACGGGACCGGCGGGGCCTGTGGCGCCCGTGGCTCCTGTCGCTCCGTCCTCACCGTCGGCCCCTGCAGGGCCGGTGGGTCCGGCCGGCCCCTGGGGTCCCTCGGGACCGGCGGGGCCCGTAGCACCCGTAGCACCCGTAGCACCCGTGGCTCCGTCCGCTCCGTCTTCTCCAGCCGGGCCGGCTGGACCGGCTGGGCCTGTGGCGCCCGTTGCTCCTGTGGCTCCTGGCGCCCCGTCCTCGCCGTCGGCGCCGGCGGGACCTGCGGGGCCCTGCGGGCCGGCAGGGCCGGCAGGCCCCGTCGCACCGTCTGCCCCGTCAGCGCCATCGGCTCCGGGCGCACCTGGCAGTCCGTCCAAACCGTCGAGTCCGTCAGCACCTGCAGGGCCGGCAGGACCCGGCGCCCCGTCTGCACCGGCGGGCCCCATGGGCCCTTCCGGGCCTTCAGGTCCGGCGGGACCGGCCGTGATCGGGACGCCGGTGTTGGGCACCAGCGGGATGACGTTGCGCAGGTCCACGGTGGTGTTGGCTGCCGCAGCGAAGCTGAACGGGGCCATGTAGCGGTACTCGCGGTACCGGTCATAGACCTCGAAGTCCACCCGGTAGGTGAACTCCGCCGGTGCCACATCGACGTCGTCGTTGGACTGCAGCTCCACGGTGAAGCTGCCGGCCGGGTCCAGGGCAACCTGGACCGGGTGGCTGGTCAGCACCGTGGCTGCCGTGGTGATGATGGACGTGTCGGGGGTGAAGGTGATCACACCCACCAGCGGATGGCCGCTGGCGTCGGTCAGGGTCCCTGTGACCGTGCAGGGGTTTTCAAGGGACATTGGGGGTGGACTCCTTTGGCGTGGACTTCAGCCGTGCCAGGAAGGAGGCGAACGCGACCAGGATGGACTTGGCCACCATGATGCCTGCGGCCTGCCAGAACAGCGGCGAGGTCAGGTCGGCGTCCGCAAGGAGGATGAGCAGGGCCGCGCCGGAGACGGCGAGGCCGTCCACGAGGAAGCCCTGCCAGAGCGTGCGGGTGGCACGCTCCAGGGCGTCGGGGATGATGGAGATGGGTACTGATTCATGGTCGCCCATGGTCGCTCCTTAGCGCAGGTTCAGCACCTGACCGGGGAAGATCAGGTCGGGGTTGATGCCGGGGTTGGCAGCGATGATCTGCTGCATGGGGACGCCGAACTGCGCGGCGATGCCCGAGAGGGTGTCGCCCGGGTCCACGATGCACTGGGCGGGGTAGTCGTAGGATGCCGGTACCATGGGCAGGTTCAGGATCATGCCGGGGTAGATCTTGTCCGGCTCGGTGATTCCGTTCTCTGCGATGAGGGCGCCGAGGTCCACCCCGAACTGCACAGCGATCCCTGAGAGCGTGTCTCCGGGGTCCACACGGACCTGGTTGAGGCCAAGGTCGGCCGGGGCCGGAGAGGGCGCCACAGGGGCGCTCTGGGGCTGTACAGAGGGTGCCGGGAGGGACTGTCCCCGGGCGATGGCGTCAAGCTTTGCCAGGTCCCAGATGCCCGGGCAGGCGGTGGCCTGCCACTGCCGGTGCGGGCTGAGCGGAAGCGGGTGGTTGTACTCTTTCCGCAGCCACGCGATCAGGGCTGCCGCCTCAAAGTAGTCGTTCTCGCTGGCCTCCGGGCGCAGCTCGATGCCGATCTTGGTGCGGTTGCCTTCACCGTTGCCGGCGTGCCACGCGGCATCCTTGGGGGAGACCAGACAGTGGGTTCCGCCCTCGCCTGAGCACACGAAGTGGGCGGAGGTGGTGCCGGGGCCGTTGACAAAGAAATTGACCACTCCGGCGTGGGTCTGGCCGCGCTCACCCCAGTGGTGGATGATGATGCCGTCGATGATGCGGGGCCCGCCGTAGACCTGCGGGACCTTGGCCGCGGGCGTGTAGCCCTTCGCGGTCAGGGATTCGTTGATGAACATGCTGGGTGTTCCTTCCAGGGGAAATAAAAAAGGCCCCGTGGGGGCCTTCAGGACTTGCGGGCGTGGCGGACGGGCCACGGCGGGAGCTGACGGATGTCGAATCCGGTCTCGATGAGCAGGAGCCGGAGGGCTCCGGCGTACTCCTCCAGGGCGCGGCGGAAGTCCGCCTCATTCTCGGAGCGCTTCTCGGCGTCAGCCAGGCGTTCGAGCAGGTTGCGGTTCTTCGCCTTCTCGGCGGTCGCACGGCCGGAACGCCATGCGGCCAGCCCGTCAATGACTTTCGGAATGATGGCGGCGAGCCCTCCCACGCCGATGATCGCGGTGATCAGTTCGGGTGTCATAGCCTTCTCACTTCGTTGGGTCGAGATACGCCCAGTCGATCCTTCGGTACCTTTTGAACACGTCACCGAGGGCGGCGAAGATCAGGGCCACGATGATCCAGATGGTGCCTGTGCCCCTGCCCTGGAAGGCGAAGGTCAGGGTGGCCGGCAGCAGGCAGATCCAGCCGAGCCCCACGATCATCAGGGCAACCCGTTCCAGCCACCACATGCCCATCAGGACGGTGATGGCGCCCAGGAGGCCGCCGAGCACCAGGATGGAGCCGACGGCAACGGCGAGGATGGGGCCGATCTGGCCGGTGATGACGGTGGGGCTGGCGCCCAGTGCGGCCAGCAGGCCGGAGGTCGCCGCCGCGAAGTTGGTGGCAACCTGCGCCACGTTGATGATGACCGGTTCGCGGAACATGATCACCGGCGGCTGCGACTTGTGAGCGGACATTCTAGGCTCCGGCTTCTGTGATGGGGATAAGGGTTCCGCCCACCACGGCACGCATTTCGGTAACTGTGATGGCGGTGCCGCCAACAAAGACCTTGGCGTTGATGCTGCTTGCTGCTGCGTCGGAGCGGATGGATGCCGACTCGTAGGGCGTCCCGGACCAGGCGTAGGTGTAGCCGCCGCCGTCCGGGGTGTCCCCGTCGAAGAACTCGGGCGGGGCGTCGAAGAGATCGAACGTGCCGATGTTCATGGCGGGATCCGACAGGCTCAGCCGGACCTCGGTGGCGTCAGCCGGGACGGTGAAGGCGTAGTAGTCGCCCAGCGCGTAGTCCGGCTCGGTCTGGGCGCCGATGTAGCTCTCGGCCAGCGTGGTCCATGACCCGGCGCCCACCTTGTACTCCACCGTGCCGACGCAGGGGTCGTAGTACTCCACGTTGATGTGGTAGGACTTGCCGGCCTCCACACCCAAGGCCATCAGGTCATAGTTCCCGGAGGCCTCCAGGTCCAGACCGTCGTAGTGGTGGTAGATGTTCTCGACGCTGTTGATCGCCACGTTGGTGACGTAGATGTCACCGGTCAGCCAGTTCAGCGGGGCGTCCCACTGGATCTCGATGCGTGAGGTCGAGGTGACCGTGAAGGGCGCGGAGAACCGCTTGCGGTACGGCGTGAAGCCGTTCAGCGGCATGTACTGCAGCCGGTTGGCGGGGTAGCTCAGTGCCGGGTCCCGGTCGTAGATCGAGAAGTAGCAGTTACTGCCCCAGTCCGGCTCCTCATAGCCGTAGAAGTACGAGGTGTAGTCCTGAACGTAGTCGAAGGACACCACATAGTTGCCGGGCGCAAGGTCCAGGCCCCGGATGTCCGGGTTGGTCCCGTCGCTCAGAAACAGGGGGTTGGCCCCAAACATGATGGGCGAGCGGAGGGCGAGCCGACTCTCCTCGTCGGGGGCGGTGTACCGGAAGGCGGAGTCCGGGGTGAAGGGCGCTTCCTCTGACCAGTAGTAGTCATAGGTGGTGTTGCCCGCGTACTTCGGGACGGCAGCCTGCTGCAGGGACGGCGAGTCGTGCGGCGTGCCGTACCAGGAATAGGTGAAGTTCTCGTCATCCGGGAAGTCGCCGCTGAAGAACAGCGGCGCATCGGGAATGAGCTGGTAGGGGTCGTCATCGCCGAAGCCGTCATCCACGCCGACGGTCTGCGTAATGCCGTCCACGTCGAACGTGCCTGTCCCCGACAGGGTCAGGAGAACCTGGTGGACCGGGCCCACGACGGAGCTGCTCTCGCCGCAGTAGATGCGGAACAGGCACTCCTCGTCAGCCTCGAAGGCCTTGCTGGCCCCTTCCTCCCAGGTGACTTCCTCGCCCCAGCCGAAGCTGCCCCAGCCCGCCAGCCGGATTGAGAACGTCTGGCCAGCGGTGAGCATGGCCCCTGACATGGTGATGGTCATCGCCTCGGATGCCCTGATCTTGCCGGTGAAGTTCCAGTCCTGACCGGGGCTGACCGTGTTGGCTCCCGTAAGCGTCACACCGTTCACCACCCGGCAGCCGTAGCCGTTCTCGGGGAACAGCGCAGCGTCGGCCGTGCGCGTGATGGACCCGCCGGACACGGCGGCCCAATGGGTGAGGTCCACCGTCGGGGTGGGGTTGGGGAAGACGTTGAAGTTGACGATGCCGTCACGGGTGCTGGTCCTGAAGTCAGGGTCTGGCCAGTAGTTGGTTACATCAGCCATCAGGTCTCCGAACGGACGACCAGGGTGCCCTCGGGCAGCCCTGTGGGCCAGTCATCCTCGGGGCCGATGATGACGATCGGGGTGCCCCAGTAGGTGTGCCCGTTGGTGGCGGAGGCCTTCATGAGGTGCTGGCCGGTCTCACCGCCGTTGGGCACACCGACGATCAGGGCGGCCTCGGCCGCCTCACGGGCGGCGATCGCCTCATCCAGCAGCCCCTTGTAGGAGCTGAGGTAGCCGGCGTACGTCCCGTCGGACCACTTGACGTGCGGGATGGTGGCCTGGAACGCGGGGATGAATCCCTGCGCGCTGGACTCGATGGGGTTGGCCATGGTGATCCCGGCCGGGTCGAGCAGGGCGATCGGGGTGTTGCCGGCGTCGGCTGGGTCACTGATGGTGACCAGGCCTTCCTGGACCACGGTGTCGGGGTTGTTGGCGTCCACCGCGATCTGCATTTCAAAGGGGTAAAGTGTCATGGTCTCTCTCCGTTACCATCCGATTGCGAGCCAGTTGATGCGGTGGATGCGGCCGGCGCACCAGGTGCGGTTGTAGACCAGCGATCCGGCCCCGTCATCGGAGGCGTCCTGGGCCCGGCCGCAGTAGACCCAGGAGGTCTTGTTGCCGTAGCCCTCGGAGCCCCAGATGTGGCCGGCGCTGGCGAAGGTCATGGACCCGCCGGTGGAGTAGTCATCGCCGTTGAAGCCGGCGACGAAGAGCAGACCGTTGGGGAACTGCTTGGGGAAGGTGATGCGGGAATACCCGGCAAGGTCGAAGTGCTGCACGGTGGTCCCGGCCTGCACCAGGAAGCTGGCCCCGAGGGCTGGAATACCGCCGGAGAGGGTGCTTCCGTTGCCGAAGATCGGGACGTAGCCGTCGGGTGCGGTCGAGGTCCACAGCGGGTTGCCGTCAGCCCCGATGACACGCTGGAACTTCTTGCCGTCGTTGTTGGTGTAGACGCTGGTGCCGAGGGAGTCCAGGTAGGTCAGGGCCACCCAGTTGTCGGTGACCAGGCCGGTGTTGCCGGCCCAGACCCTGAGGTCAAGGATGGAGGAGGGGGCGGTCTGGCCAGCCGTCACCTGGACCAGCGCGATGGGCTGTTCGTCGATGACGCCGGGGCCGGTGGTGCGGCCCACCGGGATCTCCCGGGCGGAGGTGCCGTTGACCTTGGTGAAGGTGGAGACGCCGCCCACCCCGGTCCAGTCACGCCTCATCACGATCAGATCCCAGCGGGATCCGGAGGAGATGGTGTCGAGCTGGATCTGCACGGCGGCGGTGTTCTCGTCGAACACGCCGTGGCCCCAGCCCTTGCCGGGGGCGATGGAGATGGTGCGGTCCGCCGCGGTGACGGTGGTGACCTTCCAGTCGTTGATGCCCACCACGCCGTACTCCGAGGAGCCGATCTTCTTGATCATTTCTGACCATTGGGACTCAGTTACTGCCCCGTCGTAGCCAACTGAAATGATGGCCATTACTTACTCGCTTTCAGGTCATTGATCGACTTCTTGAGTCGAGCCAGGAAAGATGCGATCACGCGGTCTGGGTTGTCCTGGATGTCGCCGACAACGGGCGTTACCTCAACGCCGCGGTCACGGCTGTAGGTCATGGTGACTTCGCGCAGATAGTCGGTGCGGGTGACACCGCCCACCGAGATGGTGACCAGGGCCCCGACGACCAGGTTGTCCTCGCCGTAGCGGAACGTTCCGGTCTCGGACAGCCGGACGGCGAAGCCGGCCTTCGGGGCGTTCTCGGCCAGGGCTTCTGCGGCGTCCGCGGCCAGGTTGACCAGCCGCTCCGCGTCGGTATCCTCACTGCTGGATCCGTTGCTGCCGCGGCGGTGCACCTCGATGGCGTCGTTGTAGGCGGTTTCAAGGTCGGCGTCGGTGGCCTGGGCGTAGAGGACGGAGTCGGTGGCCTCACCGTTGCCCTCCGAGATCACGCGGGTGGCTGTCGCGTCGGAGGCGGACCAGGACCACCACTGCAGCACCCCGGACTCCTCGGAGAGGACGAACGGGTAGACCGGCGGCTCGAAGACATCCATCACGATGCCGGCGCCGGACTGCTCAAAGGTCACGCCCAGCCCGGCCTGTTCAATGGCGGGAAAGAGCTTTTCGTAGAGCGGGTGGAAGCGTATGTCAATGCCGGCCGGGAGCGTGGCCCCGCGGCCGGCGGAGGCGGCCACTGTGATGGGCAGGCCCAGCCGGCTGACCATGTTCGCCTGGACGATCGTCTTGAGCGCCGCCTCGGCGTTGCCGGTGATGTCATAGGCGCCGTTGCCCTGGTCGGCCAGCGCCGAGCCCGGGAGGGGCCAGCCCAGCACCTGGTGCATGGTGCGGAAGTCGGACTTGACGAAGAACTTCAGGGTGCCCTTGACCGCCGGGCCTTCGGCGTTCTTCTGGTAGATCCTTCCGGACAGGACGAACGTGCCGTCCTTGCTGATGACGATACGGGACCCCTCGGCCAGGATGGCCGGGGCCAGGCGGTGGTCCAGGTCGATCTCGACGGTCGCCGTCCCGGTCTCGTTGAACCGGGGCGTGACCGCCAGGTTGATGGGGTTGCCAAGGTAGCCCTGGAACTCGAAGTCCTTGTTGTAGATCATGAGGACAAAGGGGTTCTCCATCACCACGCCCTGAGGTAGAGCGGGGTGAGGATCAGGGAGACCTTGCCGGACCCGGAGATGGAGAGTGTGGTGGTGGTGACCGAGTCGGCAGGCACCGGAACGAAGTTCGCGGTACCAAGCTCCACCGTCTTGTCCACCGCGTTGGAACGCACTCCGCCGGCCACGTCATAGAGGGTGGCGGCCTGCGCCGTCGGTGCGGTGTCGATGACCAGGACCTGGTTCTCCCCGACGGCGAACGGTATGGTGATGTTGCGGCCGGCCACCCCCACCTGAGCGGTGGTGGTCGGACCGTGCACTTCCCACACCGGGTAGGCGTCCACGTCGCCGGGGTTCGGCATGGCCGAGGAGTCCAGTGTCGTGGAGGGCGAGATGACGAACGTCTCTCCTTCGCCGGCCGGGTAGAAGGGCAGGGCCCCTCCGGCCGACCACTCCCGTTTGATGGGAGTGGCCCGCCAGAAAGGCTGCTCGGCCGTGAGGGTGATCCCGTAGTTGGACCACCCGCGCAGCACGGGGTCGTGTTCGTAGGCGACGTCACCGTCGTTGGAGAAGCGCAGATCCAGATGCCGTTCGGCACCGGAGGGGTGCCGCACGGTCCAGACGCCCTTCTTCTCCGGCCGCATGGTCTTCCAGAACGCACGGTCCCGGTCGATCCAGGCCTGGGAGTTCAGGTCGTGGTAGATCTGGATCGGCCAGAACACCTCCCGGGCGTCCACGGTGTGGCCGCGCCAGGTGGCGCCGGGGACACTCGCGTACGCGGTGGAGTAGTGCACGACCGGCGGCATGGTCAGGCCACGCACGCCGGCCATCATGACCGCGCCCTCGGCCGCCGAGGTCAGGCCCCACACTGATCCGTCCCAGCCGGTCCATGTCATCTGCAGCCCCAGCCATGTCCGTGGCGGGGCCACGGGGGAATAGGGCGTGGCAAATACAAGTGCCATGCTTATGCTCCGTTCAGGGTGATCCCGGCGACAGCGAGTGCGTCCTGCTGGGAGATGCGAATCTTCCGGACTGCCGCGTCGGCATCCGTGGTGACGAGGGTGCCGATGGTGACACTCGCGTTGTTCGTGGTGGTGGGACCGGTGTGGCCGGCCAGCCCGCCGTTGGCGAACTCGGTGGCCTTGGACAGCGAGTAGCCGAAGTCCTTGGCCACCTGCGTGAGGATGGCCAGAGAGCGCGGACGCTTGGACTGGGCATACGGGATGTATGCCTCCCCGTGAGTCTCGCGCTCACCCCACACCCTCACGGGTCCGCGGCCGGAGGCGATCTGAGCGACGTGCCGCTCGATGCCGCCGTTGGCGAACCGCTTGATTTCCGAGCTGAATCCGTGCAGGCCACGGCCCCGGCCGTCCAGGATGGAACCGTTGCGCTGGACCGGGAGGCCCGTGCGCGGGTCGAGGGCCGGCATGTCGCCGTACTCGATCGCCACGGCGATCTTGGCGGTGCGGTCGCCGGCCAGGGCGGCCAGCTCCAGCTCCGCGAGCTTGAGGGAGATATGGTTGACCGCGGCGTAGATGATGGCCGTGAAGCCCGTGCCGTTGTTGGTAGTGCCGTTGTTGATTGCCAGTATGGCTTCGGCCAGACCCGGGACGCCCTGGGCGACCTTCAGGATGGACTGGAAGTCGCCATGGACCCATTCCTTGCCGGTCTGGTCCAGCAGCGCCGCGATCGCGTCCTGGGCTTCTTTCGGTGTGGCTTCGAGCTTGGCTTTCCATTCATGGTTGACGTAGTCGGTCGCTGCCGCCACCGGATCCTGAATGGCCTTCATGGCTTCGTCAGGGTTGGCGTCGAGCCAGGCCGTGAACCTCTGCCCGTCGAACTGGCCCTTCAGGGCGGTGATCATTTCCTGGGCACGGGTGGCTGCCTCGGTGGCGCCCTGGAGGCTGACCTGCAGGACCCACGGGTGGCCGAAGACCGCCTCCCACTGGCCCTGGACCAGATCGGCGCTCACGCCGGAGGCCTCGGCCAGGGCGTTGTAGTCGCCCCTGTGCTGGTTGATGAAGTCCTGGGCCTTCTGGAAGGCCGTCGTGGCGGTGTCGCCCTGCTTGATGGCGGCGTCGTAGGTCGCCTTGGCCCCGGCCCAGACGTTGTTGACTTCGTCCACCAGCGCCTGGTTGACCTGCATGACGGCCTTGTTGCCGCCGGCGACGTTCAGGAATCCGTTCTCGCCGTAGACAGCATCGCCCAGCTCCTGCATCTTGCCGGCAAGCGGGGTGACCGACTCCTTGAGATCCTCAAACCCGGTGACGTAGGCGCCCAGAGTTTCGGCCGCCGACTGTTTGGCGTCCTTTCCGAGCAGGATGTCGAAGGTCTTCCGCATCGCATCGACCTTGGCCGAGCTGGAGGAGAAGGCATCCGTGAGGACGTCCGTGGCCGCGGCTGCGGCGCCGACGTGGCTGACCTGCTTCTTGAGCGCTTCGGTCAGGTAGTCCACCTTTTCGGCATGGCCAAAGGCTTCGAGGCCTGCCACCCTGTTCGCCTCGGCCTCCTCTTCCATCCGCTGCTTGCTCAAGACGAGGCTGCCCGAGTTGTCATCGACACCCTTGGTGAGGATGTCGAGGTTCTTCTTGTTCTCCTCAACCGAGGGTGCCATCTGGAACTCGGATATGTTGGCGTACTCTGACAGGCTCGTGTTGTGTTGGATCTGCCCCGCCACCGCATCCTCGTAGGCACCGTTGAGCCCCTTGAGTTTGCCCCGGAGCTTCTCCAGGGGGACCCCGCCCTTGAGGACGGCGTCTGTAACCTCCGCGGTGCCGATGCCCAGCTTGTGCGCGGCCTCATATACGCCGTCGGTCGCAAGCTTGTGGATCGCCAGCCTGGTCGTGGACTCGGTCGTGGCGTGACCCAGCTCCGCTGCCGCCTTGGCATCTTCACGCAGTGCGGTGGCGTATTCGTTGGCGTACGGGGTTCCGCTCGACATGCCTGTTGCCAGGGAGGCGATACCGCCGATGGCCAGGCCGGTGATGGCGGCCAGCGCGATGCCGATGACCGGGACCATCAGCTGCATCTGGAGGCCCGTGAGGGCAGCCGTTGAGCCGAAGATCTTCAGGGCGGCGTTTACGACCGGGAGGACCCCCGCCGCGAACGACATGGCACTACCCAGCGTGAGGACCCCGGTGGCGATGGCGGCGATCCAGGGGAGCGGCATGCTGGTGACCCACTCCGCTACCCCGACGGCGATGTCCGACAGGAATTTGATGATCGGGATCATCCCGTCACCGAGGTCCTGCAGGCCGGAGGCAAAGGCCGGAATAAGGGTCCTTGCGATGTCGGTCATGGCTGGGCCCACGATGTTGATGATGCTCGTGCCGATTTGGATCAGGGCGGGCAGGAAGGGCTCCAGGGCCTGGAAGGCCGCAGAGAAAACGGTCGCCAGATTCTGGAACAAATTCCGGAACAGAGGTCCTGAATCGCGGGCCACTGCACCCAGGAGTTCGCCGAAGGTCCGGAGAATTTCCGAGAGCGGGGCGGCGGCCGGGCGCAGCTCCTCGAACATGTTTTTGACCCCGCCGAGGAAAGCTGCCATGCCTTTGTCGAGGTTGGGGCTGGACATGATGTCGCCGAGCACGCCGATGAACGCGGCCAGGGCCTTACCCGAGTTGGAAAGGGCATTGCCCATCGTGACCGAGAAAACATCCATGGCAGGGCCGAGTTTGCCGAGGGCCGCATGGAAGGAATCGGACGCGTCCCGGGCTCCCTGGAAGATCCGCGAAAGATTGGTCTGGAAGCGGAAGCCGGAGGTGACCTCCTCCAGCTTGGCCATCATCTGGGCGAACGAGTGCAGGGTGAGTGCACCCGCGCCCTGGGCCGCCTGGCCGATGTTTTTCCAGACGCCGATCAGTGAGACGCCGGCGCCCCAGAGATCCTTGATCCCCTGGACACCCTGGTCGATCCAGCGGTTGAAGGTGCCGTCGGCGGCCAGCCCAGTGACCCAGGTGTCGAACTTGCGGGACATGGCCTCGAAGGCCTTGCCCATCCGGGGGAAGATGGTTGAGCCGAGCGAGGAGAGGTTGAGGAACGCGGACATGAACGGACCCATGCCGTCCCTGACGTTGTCGAATCCGCGGGTCAGATTCGTGAAGAAGACCAGGAAGCCGTCCTCCTGGGCAAACTTGGAGGTGGCGTCCACGATGCTGCCGAAGACTCCACCCATGGAGGTGGCGAGCTTGGCCATCCCGTCCCGCACTGCGGGCAGGGCGGTCTCGGTGAACCGCAGCATGTTGTCGCTTGCTTCGGCCCAGAAGTTCTTCGACACGGTCTCGCGGATGTCCTGGAAGATGACCCGCATGTTGGCGGCGGCCTTCTTGCCTGACTCGGTCAGTTTTGCGATGGCCTTTTCGTCGCCGTTTACGGCGGCACCAAAGTCCTTGAACACGCCAGTCAGGACGGTCTGCACCGCGGCGAATCCGAGGATCAGGGTCGGGGCCAGCAGGGCGGCCATGCGGATGACCATGCCCAGGTCGTTGCCCAGGGAGAAGGCGCTGGCAGTCAGCGAGATAACGCCGGAGGTCAGGGTGTTGATCCCGATGACGGCGGCTGCCAGGATCGGCAGGTTGCGGTCAAGCGTGCCGATGGACCGGGCGAAGCCCTCAGTCCAGCGGCTGGCGGCCCGCAGGCCGGTGAGCTTGGCAGCGGCCAGCAGGACGCTGGCGTTGTTGAGCTTGACGAAGATCCCGACGGTCTGGTTCTTGGCCAGGGTCTTGATGGCGAGGAGTGCCTTGAGGTAGTCCGGGTGCGAGACCTCGGGCTTGACCTTGACCTTAACCTCCGGCGTGGCTGCCTTGATCATGGCATCGACCTCGGCCAGAGCCGCTAGCAGGGCGGCTTCGTTGAGTTCGGAGGTGATGTGGATCTTGTGCTCGACCGGGAGGAGGGCGAGGATCCTGGCCCGGGCTGCCTTGAGTGAGGAGAGGTCGTCCAGCTCATACTCAAAGTGGACCTTCTGGTGGCTCAGCTCTTCTTCCAGCCGCGCCTTGGCAAAGATCAGGCTCGCGGGATCAAGGGTGGTCTCGATCTTGGCCTTGGCATGCTTGGCCAGCTCGGCATCAATCTCCGCGATGGCCTTCTTCAGGCCGGCCACGTTCCGGTCGTACTCGAACGTGACGGGGATTTTGGCCATGGCCGCCTCGATGTCGGCGCGGCGCCACGCCAGCTCGAACGGGTTCACGCCGACTTCGATCTTGACCTCGTCGATCGAGGCCATCGCCTTGTCGATCTCGTCAAGGACCTTCTGCATGGAGGCCCGGTCGTGGTTGTAAGAGATCTCGATGGTCTCCTGGACGTCCTTCAGATCCGCCACCAGCTTGGCCCGGGCTGCCAGCAGGCTCTCCTCGTCCAGCAGGGCTTCGATCTCAAGCTTGGTGCGGACCTTGTCCAGCTCGGCGTCGATCTCCTTGATCGCCTTTTCCAGGCCGGCCTTGTTGTTGTCGTACCGAAACTTCACCGGAAGGTTGTCGATGGCTTCCTTGACGGCCGTACGGGCGGCAATCAGGGAGGCCTCGTCGGCGGAGACGTAGAAGGTCTGGTCCTTGAACTTGGCCAGCTCCGCGTCGATCTTGGCGAGAGTCTCCTCCAGCGCGGCGCGGTTCTCGTCGTACTCGAACTTGATGGTGGACCGTGCCTTGATCTCAACTTCGTCACCGCCTAGCTTGGCGATGTTGAGCTTCATCTCTTTTTCAAGCTCGTCCAGCTTCTTCTTGCTGGTCTTGAAATTGATGGTCTTTTCGAGCTTCTGCCGGCGGATCTCTGCGATCTTGGCCAGGACCTCGTTGTAGCCCTTCTCGTCCTGGGCGTAGGTGATCCTGACCTTGGCCTTTTTGGCCAGATCCTCCAAGTCCTTCTGGGCCTGCTTGATGCTGCCCTCGTCGTTGAGATCGAACTCGATCTTCTTGGTCGGGGCCAGCATGGAGTCGAACTGCTTCTGGGCGGCCCGGACGGAGTCATGGTCGAGCTTGACGTTCCAGGTGACCGTCTTGCCTTCAAGCTTCTTCTCAAGCTTCTCGGCGTCCTGCTCGACCTTGCCCTCATTAAGCTCGGCCTCGACCTCGACCTTGGCCTTGACGTCGCGCAGTTCCTTCTTGATCTGCTTCTGCGTGTCCTCGCGGAAGCCGCCCGCGTCAGGGCGCACCTTGATCGCGACGGCTCCCACCA